GTGCGTGCTCGCGCGAAACGATTTCGCCAGGCCGGCGAAGCTGACCGGCGGCTCGAACCATTCGCCGTTCGACCAGCACTCGACGTAATCGAGAATCTCGGCCCGGTTCATGACGGGCGTCGGATCGTCGAACGTGAAGACCTCGGCACGCGCCGGCGCGGCGCTGCCGGCGCTCGGATTGGGCGCGGCCGCGAACGTGCGCGGCGCGCGCGATCGGCGCTTGCTCATGTGTAAAACTCCGTGAATGAAGATGAATGAATGCCGCCGCCGGCGAGCGGCTCGCGATCGATCGCGTGCAGGCACGCCCACGCCAGGTCGGCGTGGCCCGTCTCGTCGGTGCGGCCGGCGGTGTAGGTCGCCTGACGGCCGCTCGCCGTCATCGTCTGTTTGATCGCCATGAACGCCGCTGCCAGATCGGTCCAGCCCGCGTCGAATTGCAGGCGGCCGTTACGGACGACGGACTGGCCCTTGAGCACGAGACGGGTTTTCACCTCGGGCGAGTAGTTCAGCGCGACGGCGGCCGGGAAGAACTTGCGCACGAGCTGGTAGACGCCTTGCCCCATGCCCGTGGTGTCGATCGCGATGTAGCCGACGTTGTAGCGCTGCGTGATCGCCTCGATTGCCGCGGCCTGTTCCTCAAAGTCGTTGCCGCGGAACTGGTGACGTTCGAGCACGCGGAAGGCGCCGTCGTCGACGCGTGGCGGCGCCACGACGACGAGCCCCGCCGAGTCGCCCGTGAGCGCCGGATCGTAGCCGACCCACACCTCGCGATGACCGAACGGCCGCAGCAGCAGCGGCGAAAAGTCGTCCGCCCATTCCTCCCACGAGTCGACCATGCAGCGTTGCAGGTCCGACAGCTTGAACACGGACAGCGAATCGTCGATGAACTGGCACATGAGCAGATTCGCGAATTCCTCGGCGCTGTACTCGCGGCGCAGCTCGTCAATGTCGAACAGGTCGCAGCCGCCCGCCATCGCATCGAGCACGGTCACGATCTGCCGCCACTGCGCGTCCTCGCACAACATGCCGCGCACGAGCGCCTCGTGGCTCGTGTCGATCTGGATGCGCTCGCCCGCGGCGCGGCCGCGGTTCGCGTGCGCGCCGCTCCAGAACGCGTACGCCTCGTGCGTGACGCTGGACGGCGTGCTGAAGTAAGTTTTGCGCCAGCGCTTGTGCATCGCCATGCCGGAGGCGACCTTGTTCAGCTCGCGGAACTTCGGCACCCAAAAGTATTCGTCGAAGTAGAAGTTGCCGTGGTACGACTGCGCGGTGCGCGCGTTCGTCCCCAGGAAGTACAGCGTCGCGCCGCTCGGCAAGATGATCGGATCGCCCGTGAGCTCGATGTCGGCCGCCGCGCGCGCGAACTGCGTGATGTACTGCTTGAAGACGTGCGCCTGAGCCTTGCTCGCCGACAGGAAGATTTGATTACGGTCGGTGTCGAGGGCGTCGACGAGCGCCTCGCGCGCGAAGTACCACGTCGCACCGATCTGCCGCGATTTCAGGATGTTGCGCGTGCGCTGATCGCCGTTCCGATACCAGACTTTCTGATAGTCGAACAGCGAATCGCGGAACGCTTCGATGATGCGCTGGTGCTGCTCGTCGCTGATTTCGTTGCGCGGCGCACGGCGTTTCGGGCCAGCGTTGCGCGATGCAATCTTCGGGTTCAGATCCGATTCCTTCCCCGTCTCGTCATACTTGCGCACGCGCGCGAGCCGCTCGACTTGGCGGCCGAGCAGGTCGATTTCCTTGTAGTCCGCGCCGTCCTTCTTCTCCTTCGCGATCAGCACCATCATGCGCACTTCGAGCGATGCCTCGATGCGCTCGACGGGCGTTGCGTCCTTCCACTTTTCGCGGCGGCACCACGACGCGACGGTCGCGGGCTTGATGTCGAGATGGCGGGCGATCGACGCGATGCGCCAGCCTTGCCAATAGAGCGTGCGCGCGACCTTGCGCACGTCGTTTTCGAGCTGATGAGGGTCCGTAGTTTCAAGCATGCGGCCAAGCGTAGGCCGCCGCGTGCGCGCGAGCACGCGCAGCGCGCTGTACCCGCGTGACCCACAAACGCCGCGGATTGAGCCGTGGCGCGTGAACGCCGAACATGAGAACCACGCTCACTCAACCATGTTCGACCCTCTCTATGGCAAGCAAAACCAAATTCTTCCGCGTCGCAGTGGAAGGCGCGACCGTCGACGGTCGCGAGATCAAGCGTGAATGGCTCACGCAGATGGCGAAGCACTACGACCCGAAGCTGTACGGCGCACGCGTGAACGTCGAGCACATCAAGGGCTGGGCGCCGCTGTCGGCGAACAACCCGTTCGGCGCGTATGGCGACGTGATCGCGCTGAAGGCAGCCGAGATCGAAGACGGCCCGCTGAAAGGGAAGATGGCGCTGTATGCGCAGATCGATCCGACCGACGAGCTCGTCGCGCTGTCGAAGAAGCGCCAGAAGCTCTTCACGTCGATCGAGATCAACCCCGACTTCGCCGACATCGGCGAGGCGTATCTCGTTGGGCTCGCGGCGACCGACGACCCGGCGAGCCTCGGCACCGAAGCGCTGCAATTCGCCGCGAAGCGCTCGAACAACCTCTATACGCCCGCGTGCGAGACGGCGATCGAATTCGAAGGCGCGGCCGAAACGGCCGGCCTCAAGGAATGGGTAAAGGGCCTGTTCGCCCGCAACCGCGAAAACGACGACGAGCGCTTCGCCGACGTGCGCGAAGCGGTCGAGCGGGTCGCCATCCATGCGCACCACACGGGCCGCGAAGTCGCGACGCTGAGCACGGCTGTCACGAGCGCGACGGGCGCCGCGGCCGACGCGAAGAAGCGCGCCGATGAAGCCTTCGCCGCCATCGAAGCGCTGACCGAGAAGCTGTCGAACACCGACAACGGCGCGCCGCAGCGCCCGCCGTCGACCGGCTCGACGGGCGAGCTCGTGACCGATTGCTGACCCATCCCGCACACCACACAGGAGAATTTCCCGATGAGGAAGGAAACGCGCCAGGCATATGAAAAGTACGCCGCGCAAATCGCCAAGCTGAACGACACGGGCGACGTGTCGAAGAAATTCGCGGTCGAGCCGACCGTGCAACAGCGGCTCGAAACGAAGATGCAGGAATCGAGCGAGTTTCTCAAGCGCATCAACGTGCTGCCCGTGACCGAGCTCGAAGGCGAAAAGCTCGGCCTGTCCGTGTCCGGCCCGATCGCGAGCCGCACCGACACGACGAAGGCCGCACGCCAACCGATCGACCCGACGGCGCTCGACAGCAACCGCTACCGCTGCGAGAAGACCGACTACGACACGGCGATTCCGTATCGCAAGCTCGACGCATGGGCGAAGTTCGCCGACTTCCAACAGCGCATCCGCGACGTGATCCTCAACCAGGGGGCGCTCGATCGCATCATGATCGGCTGGAACGGCGTGAAGGCGGCCGCGACGACTGACCGTCAGGCAAACCCGCTGTTGCAGGACGTGAACATCGGCTGGCTGCAACAGTACCGCGAGCGCGCAGCGCAGCGCGTGCTGCACGAAGGCGCGAAGCAGGCCGGCAAGGTGCTCGTCGGCAAGGCGGGCGATTACGAGAACCTCGACGCGCTCGTGATGGATATCGTGTCGTCGATGATCGACCCGTGGTTCCAGGAAGACACGGGCCTCGTCGTGATCTGCGGCCGCGAGCTGCTGCACGACAAGTATTTCCCGATCGTCAACGCGACGCAGGCGCCGACCGAGCGGCTCGCGGCCGATCTGATCGTGAGCCAGAAGCGCATCGGCAATCTGCCGGCCGTGCGCGTTCCGTTCTTCCCGAAGCGCGCGCTGATGGTCACGAAGCTGTCGAATCTGTCGATCTACTACCAGGAAGGCGCGCGCCGGCGCACGCTGAAGGAAGTGCCGGAACGCGACCGCATCGAGAACTACGAATCGTCGAACGACGCCTACGTGATCGAAGACTTCGGTTGCGGCTGCGTGGCTGAAAACATCGAACCGGCGGCGGCATGACGATCAACACGCCCGCCCGCGCACACTTCAATCGCGTCTCGGCCGCGCGCGCGGCGGCCGCCGCGTCGCCCGGCGCGACGATGAAGGGCGCGACCGCCTATGAGCTGATGCTCGCGAAGCTCGCGGCCGACCGCCGCGCGCTCAAGGGCATTCAGTCGATCGAGCGGAAGATCGAGCTGAAACGCAGGCTGCTGCCGGAGTACGCCGACTATGTGGCGGGCGTGTTGAGCGGCGGCCGCGGCGCGCAGGACGACGTGCTCGTGACGGTGATGGTCTGGCGCATCGACGCCGGCGACTTCGACGGCGCGCTCGCGATCGCGGCCTACGCGCTCTCGAACGGGCTCACGCTGCCCGACCAGTTCGAGCGCTCGCTCGCGTCGCTCGTCGCCGAGCAGTTCGCCGACGCCGCGCTGTCGTCGTTCCTCGACGGCGAGACGTTCGACGCGGCGAGCCTCGAGCTCGTCGACGATCTGACGCGCGAGGCCGACATGCACGACCAGGTGCGCGCGAAGCTGTACAAGGCGCTCGGCTACGCGACGCAGGCCGCCGCGCCGGCGCGCGCGCTCGACTATCTGCGCCGCGCGGTCGCGCTGAACGATCGCGTCGGCGTGAAAAAGGACATTGACCGGCTGACGAAGCAGGTCGAAGCCGCGGGCCGTCGGGGCGACGGCGCCGACGGCACGTAAAGAGCCCACCTCGGCATGGCGGCACCGGCGCCCAGGCCCTACGCCTGACGGTCACGGGCCTTGTGCGCCGGTCCACCGCCACCTCATTGCGAACCGACCATGAACAGCTTTGTTGCCACCGCCGCGCCCGCCGTCGCGGCGACGCCGATCGAAGGCACGTTGACGAACGACGGCTTCTTCCCGGACATCGATCTGTCCGCGCTGCGCGACGCGATGCGCCTGGACGGCACCGTGACGGCCGAGCGGCTGCGGCACGCCGCGCGCGACGCGCTGCTGACCGTGAACGACGAGCTCGCCGCGTGGCGCGCCCGGCAGCGCGCGGCGGGCGCGGCGACGCTCGCCGACGTGCCGGCGCCGCGCATCGATGGCGAATCGGCACACGTGGCCCGCTACCGGCGCGCGGTGTACCACCTGACGCACGCGGACGTGACGGAGAAGTACCGCGGCTACGACACGACGAAGAGCGGCGGCCAGGTCGCGGCCGATCTGGCTGCGACGGTCGACGACGCACGCCGCGCCGCGCGATGGGCGATCAGCGACATCCTCGGCATCGCGCGCTCGACGGTGGAGCTGATCTGATGGCCCGCCCCCTGTACCGCATTCGTCAGTTCGCGCAGTCCCGCGTGCGCGGCGGGAAGCTGTTCTGCGCCGGCGCGTGCCAGGTGCAGCAGCGCGTCGCTGGCCTGTTCTGGCTTGAGATTGCCTATTGCTCGGATCGCACCGGCGCGGAGGCGGCCATACGAGCCGCCGTGATCGCGCGCCGACGAGCCCGGCTCAAGCCGCGCGTGCTCGGCCTGTTCGATCGCGACGGGCAGGCGCTCGGGCAATGAAGATCGCGGCGCTGCAAGGCGAGACGCTCGACGCGCTGTGCTGGCGGCACTACGGCAGCACGGCGGGCACGGTCGAAGCCGTGCTCGAAGCGAACCCCGGCCTCGCCGAGCTCGGCGTCGTGCTGCCGATGGGAACCGTCGTGGAGATGCCCGAGCGCCGCGCGATCGAGACGACCACGCCGCTATTGCAACTGTTTGACTGACCGGAGCCGAATGAATGGCTGAACCGAACACTTCTTCGGCCGCGGCGCTGTTCGCCGCGGTCGGCCTCGCCGGCATCGCGCCGGGCGTCGACGGCGACGCGCTAATCGGCGCGTTCGCGGGCGCGGCGCTCGTCGTCGTCACGTCGAAAGACCTCGGCCTCGCGAAGCGCGCCGCGTACATGCTCATCTCGCTCGTGATGGGCTACCTCGCCGCGCCTGAAATCATCCACGCCGTGCCGATCCGCTCGACGGGCGTCGCCGCGTTCTTCGCGGCCGCGCTCGTGATCGCGGTCACGCTGACGCTGATCGAGCGCGTGAAGGGCATGGACCTGTTCGCGCTGTTTCGCAAGGGAGACTGACGTGCATGTCTCGTCCGCACTCGTCGCGCTCGCCGCGCACCTGGCCGTCATCGTGCGCGTGCTGACCTACCGCAAGAACGGCGCGCGGCATCGCTTCCACGTCGCGTGGGCGGCCTGGGTGATCGTCGCGATTTCGGGCGGCTCGGCGATCGAGCTGCTGTTTCATCCGAAGCCGACCGGCTTCTTTCACGCGGCGCTCGCGGTTCTGCTCGCCGTGTTGGTATACCTCGCGCGCGGCAACGTCGCGCGCCTTCTACGGAGTGACGAAGCGTGAACATCCTTCGATTCAACGATCACGGCGCGGAAGTCGGACTGCTGCAGCAGCGCCTCGTGCGCGCCGGCTACCCGGTCGACGTATCGCACCTTTACGACGAACAGACCGAGCGAGCCGTCCAGACGTTGCAGGCGGCCGCGGGTCTCGTCGTCGACGGCATCGCCGGCCCGAAGACGTACCGGGTGCTCGCCAGCGGGCAGCGCGACCCTAAGCACCTGACGGACGCCGACCTCGCGCGCGCGGCCGCGACGCTCGGCGTATCGCTCGCGTGCGTGCGGGCGGTCAACGAAGTTGAGTCCCGCGGCGTCGGCTTTCTGGACGACGGCCGACCGAAGATCCTGTTCGAGCGGCACGTCATGTATCAGCGGCTCGTCGCGAATGTCGGCAGGGAAGCGGCGGACGCTGCCGCCGCACGATGGCCGGGCGTCGTCAACCCGAAGCGCGGCGGCTACCAGGGCGGCGCCGCCGAATACGTGCGGCTCGACACCGCGGCGCGCATCGACGCGGCATCCGCTTACGAGTCCGCGAGCTGGGGCGCGTTCCAGATCATGGCGTATCACTGGAAACGCCTGGGTTACGCGAGCGTCGACGAATTCGTGTCCCGTATGGAGCTGGGCGAAGCCGAGCACCTCGACGCGTTCGTGCGGTACGTCGCGGCCGACAAGAAGCTGCTCGCGGCGCTTCGTGCCCGGAAGTGGGCGGCGTTCGCGGAAGGCTACAACGGCCCGGAATTCGCGATCAACCTGTATGACGTGAAGCTCGACCGCGCGTATGCGAAGTACGCCGGCACGAGCAAGGCGGCCGCATGAACCTCTCGCGCCTCATGCCGTGGCTGGCGCTGCTCGCGTTGATCGCGCTCGTCGCAAGCTGTCAGCACGGCCGCGCGCTGCGCGCGCAGCTCGAGCGGGCGACCGACGACGCGCGCCGTGCGAATCGCGACGCGCAGGCGAGCGCCGCCGTGATCGAGCGCCTGTTGGCCGATGCCAAGGCGAAAGACGCGCAGCGCGCGCAGCTCGCGCGCGCACGCGCCGGCGTCGACGCGACGCTCGCGACCTATCGAAACGAACTGCGGAGACTGATCGATGAAAACGCCGCCGTGCGCGCTTGGGCTGCTGGCGCTCTGCCTGACGACGTTGTGCGCCTGCACGCAAGCCCCGCCCTCAACGGCGCCGACGATTTCGCTCAACGAATGCGCGGCGGTGACGCCGTGCACGATGCCGGCGATGGCGCCGCGAACCAACGGTGAACTCAGCGACGCGCTGCACGTCGCGCGCGCGGCGTGGGCGCGCTGCGCGTCCGAAGTCGACATGATCGCGACGTGTCAGGCACGCGTGCGGCGGACGGACGGCCATGAATAAGCCGAGCAGCCTACGCGCCGCGCTCGTCGCCGCGTTGCCGCAGCTCAACGCCTCGCCGGACCAGTTGCTCGTGTTCGTCAACGAAGGCCGGATCGAGGCGACGGGCACGCGCACGGCGTCGTTCGACTATGAATACGAGTGCGAGATCATCATTCGCGACTTCATCGGCAACCCGGACGACGTGATGATCGCCGTGGTCGAATGGGCACGCGCGAATCAGCCGGATCTCGTGACGAATCGGGACGAGCGCCGCAACGGCATGACGTTCGTCGCCGACATCCTGTCGAACAACGCCGTCGACCTCGGGCTCAAGGTGAAGCTGTCGGAAAGCGTCGTGGTCGGCACCGACGAAGCCGGCAACCGCACGGTCGAGCACATCGACGACGCAGCCGACGAGTGGCTCTCATGACGGACGATCTTCAGGCGCTCGAACGATGGGCGGGCGGGTTGCTCGCGAAGCTGTCGCCGGCGGCCCGCCGTCAACTGCTGCGCGAGCTCGGCCGCGATCTGCGCCGCGCGCAGCAGTCGCGCGTCGCCGCGCAGCGGAATCCGGACGGCAGCGCGTACGAGCCGCGGAAGGTGAAGGCGGGCGGCAAGCGCTTGCGCGAGAAGGCCGGCCGCGTCAAGCGCGAGGCGATGTTCCAGAAGCTGCGCACCGCGCGCTATCTGCGCATCGATGTCGACAACACGGGGCTGGCGATCGGCTTCGACGAACGGCTGTCGCGCATCGCACGTGTCCACCAGGAAGGGCAGAAAGCGCCCGTCGAGCCGGGCGGGCCGCTCGCGCAGTATCCGGTTCGCGTCGTGCTTGGTATTTCCCCAAATGATCGAGAACTTGTACGAGATCGTTTAATTAAGCACCTTAGCCAATAAACCACCTCATACAAAGACATTTCGCCATTCCAATTCAGCAACCGACAAGTCCTGCAACAGGCATCGGTCCTGGAATCGTGCAAGCGGTCCCGATTGGCATGGCATCAAACAATGGATAAACCCAAAATGCCGCGCCGTTATAGCAGACGTTCCCGCGCGTGACGCCAGCTGGATCGACAAAGCAGACCGCATGCGAGACAACCGGAAAAAGCAGTGCTATTGCAATTAGAGCGGCTTTCATTTTTATAACCCCCGCATGTTGATAATAAATATTTATTTAATTGCGCATCCGCGCGCATCGTTTATTGATTTAATGCGCGAAGTCAGTATAGGTGGAAGTCCATTTAAAGTCACGGCGATCGATTTTCGTCTGATGAATGACGAGGCATTCCTTTTTTGTTAGTTGCATGGCTGCATAAGTCGGTTGCAAGCAAGTGAGCGATACGTCTGATTCGTCTCGCATCCGATCCAGTGCAACCTCGCCTCGCGCGCCGCGACGAGAAACGTGCCGGAACCGGCAAACAGATCACACACGACGCCGCCGGCCGGCACGAGCCGCACGACCTCGCGCGCTATGTCGAGCGGCTTCTCGGTCACGTGTTGCTTCGGCAACGGCAAGCGGCACGGGAACACGCCTGGCAGATACACCTCGCAGTCGCGCATCGCGCCGCGGCTCGCCCATACGACGAATTCCGCCTGCTGCGCGAAGCCGCCGCGCCGCGGCCGCGTGCGGCCGGGCGTCTTGTCCCATACCGCGACGCCGCGCAGGATCAAGCCGGCCGCCTGCACGACATCGGTCAGCGTCGGGAGCTGACGCCAGTCGATGAAGCTCACGAGCAGCCCGCCCGGCTTCAGCGCGCGCCGGCATTCCGTCAGCCACGCGTGACACCAGAACGCCCACGCGCGTTGGTCCATGTTGTCGCTCTCGAAGTCCACGTAGGCGGCTTTCGTGTCGCTGTTGATGTACTTCTCGCTCGGCGGCCGCGAGCGCGCCGACGTGTGCAGCCCGCCCGACGAATACGGCGGATCGGTGAACACCATGTCGATTGACGCGTCGGGCAGCATGCGCGCGAGCGTGAGCGCGTCCGTCGCGTGAAGTCGGTCGAGTAGCGGCGAAAGATCGGCCGCGGGCGCGGCGTCGGTAGCGTGAATCGTCATCGTGTTGCGAGAGTGGAAATGCGCGCGCGGCACGAGCCGCCCGCACTGTTGCGTGTGTCGAGCGGCCATTGTCGACGCACGTTTCATTGCGCGGATCACGAGTGCGCTGTACCCGGCGGCACGACAAAGGCGAGTGCTCGCGCCACGCGCGGGCGACCGGCACCATTGCCGGTATGGATGCGAACGAAATTCAACGACAAGCACGCAACGCCGTGCGCAAAGGCTCGATTCTCGATGTCGACCACAAGGCGGCGCTTTGCCGCGTGGCGATCGGCGAATCGGACGACGACGGCCTGCAAACGAACTGGATTCCCTGGCTCACGCCCTCGGCCGGCGCGACGCGCGAATGGTTGCCGCCGACGAAGGACGAGCAAGTCGTCGTGCTCGGCGCGATGGGCGACCTTGCGCAAGGCGTCGTGCTGCGCGGCGTGTTCTCCGACGCGTTCCCCGCACCGGACCACCTGCCGAACACCCACACCCGCGTCTACGCGGACGGTGCGCGCGTGAGCTACGACCACGACGCGCATGCGCTCACGGCCGAACTGCCCGCCGGCGCGACGGTGCGCGTCGTCGCGCCCGTGTCGGTCACGGTCGAGACGGAATCGGCGACCGTGAAAGCTGCGTCAGTCACGCTCGACGCCGAACAGACCACCTGCACGGGCGCGTTGCTCGTGAAAGGGCCGCTCACGTTCGAGTCCGGCATGACGGGCTCGGGCAGCGCCGGCGGCGGCCACGTCATGCGCATCGACGGCGCGGCCGATTTCACGGGCGAAGTGCGCTCGATGGGCAAGAGCGTGCCGCACCACACGCACCAGGCGCGCGGCGAATCGGCTGAAGTGAGTCCGCCGCTATGAGGGGCATGAACGCAGAAACGGGCCGCTCGATGTCCGGGCTCGATCACCTCGCGCAGTCCATCGGCCGCATCGTCTCGACGCCGCTTGGCTCGTGCATCCAGCGCCGCACGTTCGGTTCGGAACTGCCCGACCTCATCGACGCGCCCGCCAACGGCGCAACCCGGATTCGCCTGTATGCGGCGATCGCGACCGCGCTCATGCGGTGGGAGCCGCGCTTGACCGTCACGCGCGTTCAGATTTCGGCGGCCGCCGCCGATGCTTTCACCGGCCGGCAGTTCGTCGACATCGAAGGCTGGACCGACGAGCAAGACGAGCTCGTCTCGCTGCGCGTGCCGATGACGAACGGAGGAACAGCATGAGAAGCACGCCCATCGATCTTTCGCAGCTCCCCGCGCCGGACATCGTCGACCCGCTCGACTTCGAGACGCTGTTCGCCGAGCGCAAGGCGCGCCTCGTGTCGCTGTATCCGCCCGAGCACCAGGCGGAAATCGCCGCGACGCTCGCGCTCGAATCCGAGCCCGTGACGCGCGTCCTTCAGGAGAACGCCTATCGCGAAGTCCTGCTGCGGCAGCTCATCAACGACAAGGCGCGCGGCCTGCTGCTCGCCTATGCGCGCGGCACGACGCTCGAACACATTGCGGCGCTGTTCGATGTCGAGCGGCTCGTGGTCACGGCGGCCGATCCGGAGCACGGTATCGATGCGGTCTATGAGGACGAAGACAGTCTGCGCGAGCGCGTGCAGCTCGCGCCGCGCGGCTTCTCCGTCGCCGGCCCCGAAGAAGCGTACGTGTTCCATGCACGCGCGGCGGACGGCCGCGTGCTGTCCGCGTCCGCGCGCAGTCCCGAGCCGTGCGTGATGGTTGTCACGGTCCTGTCGCGCGAAGGCGACGGCACGGCGAGCGACGCGCTCATCGACATCGTGCGCGCGGCGCTCGAAGGCGTGCGCCCGCAAACCGACCAGGTGATCGTGCAGAGCGCGCAAGTCGTGCCGTATGCGATCCGCGCGACGCTGCGCTTCTTCTCCGGCCCGGATCGCGGCGTGGCGCTCGCGGAAGCCCGCAAGCGCACCGTGAAGTTCGCGGCGGACATGCGGCGCATCGGCATGGAAATCACGGTCGACGGCCTGCACGCGGCGATGCGCGTCGCCGGCGTGCAAAAGGTGCTGCTCGACTCGCCCGCCGGCGGCGTGCCCGTGACGCACGAGCAGGCGCCGTACTGCACCGGAATCGAGCTGATCGACGGCGGGGTGGCGGATGACTAGACGGGCAACCTCGCTGCTGCCGCCGAACGCGACCGCGCTCGAGCGCCGGCTCGCGGAGGCGAACGCGCGCATCAGCGACATCCCGGTCGACATCGGCACGCTGATGGACCCGGACGCGATCCCGCTGCGGTTTCTGCCGTGGCTCGCGTGGCACCTCGGCGTCGAGACGTGGAAGGACTACTGGCCCGAACAGGTGAAGCGCGCGCGCGTGAAAGCGGCAATCCGGATCGCGCGCAAGAAAGGCACGGCCGCGGCCGTGCGCGAAGTGTGCGCGTCGTTCGGCGCGAACGTCGCGATGCGCGAGTGGTTCGAGAAGACGCCGAAGGGCCGGCCGGGCACGTTCGAAATCTTGATGACGGTCGGCGCGCGCGACGGCATCCCGGCAACCGCCGAATACGTCGCCGACATCATCGCCGAAGTCGACCGGGCCAAGCGCGGCACCGCGCACTACACGTTCACGCAGGGTTTCAGCGCGACGGGCACGCAGCGCATCGGCGCGGGCGCACGCGCGGCGGTGTATCGCCGCCTGTCCCTCACGGATATCTGACATGGCAGGAATGGTCATCCACATTACCGACGCCGGCCGCGCGGCCTTGGTCGCCGGCGGCAACACCGGCACGGCCGCGCGCCGCGTCGTCGAAATCGGGCTCGGCACCGCGCCGTTCGCGTTCGATCGCGGCATGAAGACGATGCCGAACGAGCGCAAGCGCGTGACGACGTTCGGTGGCGAAAACGTCGCGCCGGACACGGTGCACGTCGTGATCCAGGACGACACGAGCGACCAGTATTCGCTGTACGCGTTCGGCCTGTATCTCGAGAACGGCGTGCTGTTCGCCGTGTACGTGCAGGACGCGCCGATTCTCGAAAAATCCCCCGCGGCGATGATGCTGCTCGCGACCGATGTCGTTTTCGCGACGATCGACGCAGCCAAGCTCGAGTTCGGGCCGGCGACGTTCCTGAATCCGCCGGCGACGACCGAGCGCAAGGGCGTGGTCGAGCTCGCCACGCAGGCCGAAGTGGACGCCGGCGACGACGACACGCGCGCGATCACGCCGAAGACGGCGAAGCGGCGCTACGCGGCGCTCTCGGGCGCGACGTTCGACGGGCGCGTGCGCGTCTTCGCCGATGTCGACGATCGCGCCGCGCAGCTCGACGTGTCGCCGAAGACGGCCGGCGTCGGCAAGGCCGGCAAGGCGCGCCTGTTCGGCACGTTCGGCGACGCGACGCTGCCCGATCTGAGCCCGCGCCTGGTCGCGACGCTGCGCGCGGGATTCGACGCCGGCGCGTGGGGGCGCGAGTACGTCGACGTTTGCCTGAACGACGGCACGAACAACGATGCGGCGAGCGACGCGAAGCAGAAGCGCGTCGCACGCTTCGCGTCGGGCGGCCGCGTGCTGATCGGCGAGCGCGCGGACGACGGCAAGACCGCGCTGCAGGTGCGCGGCGGCGTCGACGCATCGGAAGGCGTCGCCGCGCGCGCGATCGACGCCGGCGGCGCCGGCGGGCAGTTCCGCGCCGTGTACGACGGCTACGGCGCGTTCATCCGCAACGACGGCCGGAGCGTCTATTTCCTGTCGACACCGAAGGGGGCCCCGGACGGCGGCTTCAACGACTATCGGCCGTTCTCGTGGTCGCTGTCGACAGGGCAGGTGATCGTCGACGGCAGCGGAGCGGGCACGGTCTTCGGCGGCGCCGTGGACGTCGCGCGCGACCTCGAAGTCGGTCGGCAGGCAAGCGAAGGGCATATCAAGCTCGGGCCGGTCGACGGCTACCTCTACGCGAACCCGGTCAGCACCGGTTGGTGGTCGCCGGCGGGATCGTCCTATCAGTACATCTTCGCCGATCACACGTTTCGCATTGACGGGCGGATGGCGTGGCACGAAGGCAATCTCGACCCGCTCGACAAGAGCAAGGGCGGCATGCTGGCCGGCGATGTGTCGTTCGCGCCGGGCAAGCGGCTCGTGCTCGCCGAAGGTAGCCCGGCCGCGCCGTCGCTCACGTTCGCCAACGACGGCGCGCCGGATACCGGCCTCTATCACGCAGCCGACGGCGAGTTCGGCGTGACCTGCAACGGGCGCGCCGTCGTGCGGTTCTCGCCGGCGCTCGTGACCTTCGAGCAACCCGTGACCGTGCCGACGCCGCCGGCGGCGGATCGATCGACGCGCGCCGCGACGACGGAATGGGTGCGCACGGTCCTGTCGGCGACGACGATCGGCCAGATTGTCTTCGAGCCGCGCACGACCGTGCGGCCGGGCTTCCTCAAGGCGAACGGCGTGCTCGTGAACCGTGCCGACTATCCCGAGCTGTGGGCGTATGCGCAGGCGAGCGGCGCGCTCGTCTCCGATGCGGACTGGATGAAGGATCGGTGGGGCTGTTTCTCGACCGGCGACGGCGCGACGACGTTTCGCCTGCCCGAGCTGCGCGGCGAATTCATTCGTTGCTGGTCCGATGCGCGCGGCGGCGTCGACGCGACGCGCCAAATCGGCGCCTTCCAGGGCGACCAGAACCACACGCACGCACACGGCGCCGCGGCAAGCGAAGCGCCGGACCACGTCCACACCGCGTGGACCGACGTGCAGGGCTGGCACGGCCACCACGGTTGGACGAACGCTGTGGGCGACCACCAGCACGTCTCGCCGTGGGGCGAGCACCCGCAGATGTACAACCCGCCGTGGGGCACGTGGGGCGCCGCCAACAACCGCGGCGCGGAGGGCAGCGACAACGACAACGTGTACGGGATGACGAGCCCGGCCGGCAACCACAACCACGAGTTCAACACCGAAGGCAACGGCAATCACGGGCACGCCGTCGGTATCGGCGGCGGTGGCCGGCACGCGCACACGATCGCCGTTCAACCCGACGGCGGCGACGAAGCGCGCCCGCGCAACGTCGCGCTGCTCGCGCTGATTCGCGCCTACTAACCACGAGAGACACGACATGCTGATTCACCACTACGACCCGGCAACGGGCGAATACCTGAGCAGCAGCCAGCCGGACGCCGATCCGCGCAACGACGGCCGCTGGCTGATTCCGGCGTCCGCGACGCTCGACGCCCCGCCGGCGCGCACGCCGACCACGTGGCCGTTTTACCGCGACGGCGCGTGGTTTCTGCTGCCCGACTACCGCGGCCGCGTCTGCTATCGGACCGACACGGGCGAGCCGGTCGAGATCGCGATCGCGGGCAAGACGCCGGCCGACCTCGGCCTGACGACCGAGCCGCGCCCGTCCGAGCGGCACGCGTGGCTCGACGGCGCGTGGACCGTGCCGGCCGAGCTGCTCGCGCGCGAGAAGCGGGACGCGGCGATGGCCGAGTTCGAGCGACGGTTGGCGATCGCGCGCCGGGAGAACCTCGGCAAAGCCGACGCGTACGCGGCCGGCCAGCTCGACGACGAGCAGACGTACTACTTCAAAGCCTGGTCGGCCTACCAGATGGCGCTCGTTGCCGCGATCCAGAAAGACACGTTCCCGGACGTGATCGCGTGGCCCGACACGCCCGCGCCGTACGTTCCGCCGCCGCCCGAGCCCGTCGCGCCGGAAGGCATCCCGCCCGCCGCACCGGCCGCCGCCGGCGACGCCGCGCGGCCGGAACCCGAATACGCCCCGGCCTGACGCCGGCCGATCATAGGGAATCCTCCCGATTTTTACGTAACAGGAGCTGCACACCATGCCGCAGGATTACCACCACGGCGTACGCGTCATCGAAATCAACGAAGGCGGCCGCCCGATTCGCTCAGTGTCGACGGCCGTGCTCGGCGTCGTCTGCACGGCGGCCGACGCTGACGCGAGCACGTTTCCGCTCAATACGCCCGTGCTGCTGACGAACGTCGTCGCCGCGCTCGGCAAGGCCGGCAAGAAAGGCACGCTGCGCCGCACGCTCGACGCGATCGGCAAGCAGACGAAGCCGCTGACCGTCGTCGTGCGCGTCGCCGAAGGCAAGGACGCCGACGAGACGACCTCGAACGTCATCGGCACCGTGACGCCGGACGGCAAGTACACGGGCATCAAGGCGCTGCTCGCCGCGCAGGGTGCGCTCGGCGTGAAGCCGCGCATTCTCGCGGTGCCCGGCCTCGATACGCAGCCGGTCGCGGCCGCGCTCGCGGCGACCGCGCAGTCGCTGCGCGCGATGGCCTACGTGTCGGCGTCCGGCTGCAAGACGAAGGAAGAAGCCGCCGCGTACCGCAAGCAGTTCGGCCAACGCGAAATCATGGTGATCTGGCCGGACTGGCTCGGCTGGGACGACACGACGAACTCGACGGCCGTCATCCCGGCGCCGGCGATCGCCGCCGGCTTGCGCGCGAAGATCGACAACGACATCGGCTGGCACAAGACGATTTCGAATGTCGTCGTGAACGGCGTGTCCGGCATCAGCGCCGACGTGTCGTGGGATTTGCAGGACCCGGCGACCGATGCGGGCTACCTGAACGAGCACGAAGTGACGACGCTCGTGAACCGCAACGGCTTCCGGTTCTGGGGCTCGCGCACGTGCTCGGACGATCCGAAGTTCGCGTTCGAGAACTACACGCGCACCGCTCAGGTGGCCGGCGATTCGATCGCCGAAGCGCAGATGCCCATCGTCGACGGGCCGCTGAATCCGTCGCTCGCGCGCGACATCGTGGAAAGCATCAACGGCTGGTTTCGGCAGCAGGTCGCGAACGGCTACCTGATCGGCGGTAGCGCGTGGATCGATCCGGAGCCGAACACGGCCGACATTCTCGCGTCCGGCAAGGCGTACATCGATTACGACTACACGCCGGTTCCGCCTCTCGAAAATCTGGTGCTGCGCCAGCGCATCACCGACCGCTTCCTCGCCGATTTCCCGGCGCGCGTGGCGGGCTAACAGGAGTCAAATGCAATGGGTATGCCTCGAAAACTGAAGGGCTTCAACGTCTTTCACAACGGCGCGAACTTCGTGGGCGAAGTCGAAGAGCTCAACCTGCCGAAGCTCAAGCGCAAGATGGAAGCGTGGCAGGGCAGCGGCATGACCGGCCCCGTGAAAATCGACTACGGCAGCGAAGAGCTCCAGCTCGAGTGGACGTGCGGCGGCTTCATGGTCGAAGTGCTCGAACAGTACGGCGCCGTACAGCACGACGGCGTGCTGCTGCGCTTCGCCGGCGGCTATCGTCGCGAAGACAGCAAGAAGCACGACCAGATCGAAGTGGTAGTGAAGGGCCGCCACGAAGAGATCGACATGGGCACCGCGAAGGCGAAGGAAGACACTAAATTCAAGATCACGACCAACGCCAGCTACTACAAGCTGACCGTGAACGGGCGCGACCTCATCGAGCTCGACTTCGTGAACGCGGTCGAGAAGATCAACGGCATGGACCTCGCGTCGGACCTTCGCCGCGCGATGGGCCTGTAATCGACGCCCGCGTCGAGCGCGGGCCATTCCAATTTCACATCCAACCCAGGAAACACCATGACGACCATCGACACCGCTCACATCGAAACGACGGGTCACGCCGCGCCCGACGAGAACACGCACACGCTCGACACACCGATCGAGCGCGAAGGGCAGACCATTACGCAGGTGACGTTGCGCAAGCCGGCCGCAGGCGCGCTGCGCGGCACGTCGCTCGCCGCACTCGTGAATCTCGATGTCGACGCGCTGCGCAAGGTGTTGCCGCGCATCAGCACGCCGACGCTGACCGAATTCGACGTGGCCGGCATGGACCCGGCCGACCTCGTGGCGTTGGGGGGTATCTTCGCCGGTTTTTTGATGCCGAAGGCGCTGAAAGCGAGCATGGAATCCCGGCCCGCGTAGAAGACGCGATGGCCGATATCGCGACGGTGTTTGGCTGGACGCCGCGCGATATGGCCGCCTTCTCCCTGGCCGAATTGATGGACTGGCGCGAGCGCGCCCGGATACGTAGCGGAAATGAGTGACGATGGACAACGCCCTGAAACTGCGCGTGATGTTCGACATGATCGACAACTTCACGAAGCCCCTGAAGAACGTGCTGAACAGCAACAAGGGGCTCGCGCAGGCGCTCAAGCAGACGCGCGGCGAACTCGCCGAGCTCGGCAAGCAGCAGAAGGCCGTCGCCTCGTTCCGCGAGATGCGCACCGGGCTCGCGGGCACAGCGGAGAAGCTCGGCGAAGCGCGAACGCGCGTGAATGGCCTCGCCACTGCGTTGCGTGCGGCCGACCAACCCTCGCGCCAGATGATTGCCGATTTTGAGAAGGCGAAGCAGTCCGCGGCGCGGCTGTCGATCGAGCACGAGAAGCAGTCCGCCCGCGTACGTGAGCTGCGCGCGCAGCTCGCGAGCACGGGCATCGACACGCGCCAGCTCGCCGAGCACGAACGCACGCTGCGCTCGAACATCGCGCAGACCACGGCGGCAATGCAGACACAGACGCGCCAGCTCGAAGCCATGGCCGAGCGCGAGAAGAAGCTCGGCGCGGCGCGCGGCAAGATGCAGGCGCTACAGGGTGTCGCCGGCGGCATGGCGATTGGCGGTTACGCGGCGAAGTCCGCCGGCACAGGCGTTCTCGGCGGTTTGGGCGGCACGTTGGACGAAGCTAAGAAGGCGCAGAACGAAATCGCGCGCATTCAGGCTCTCGGCCTGGGCGAGCAGTCGACGCGGGACGCGGAGAAGTTCGCCCGTAGCATGAAGGTGTACGGTTCGAGCTACACCGACAATCTGACCATGATGCGCGACTCGATGACGATCTTCGCCGACGAGCATCACGCGCAGATGGCCGCGCCGATCCTGTCGCAGATGAAATTCGCGAACGAGGCCATGTACGGCGCCGGGCATGGGGAGGAAAACGAACGCAAGTTCATGAACATGCTCAAGGTGATCGAGCTGCGCAACGGCACGAAAGACGAGGCGACGTTTCGTGACGAGGCGAACCGGGTGCAGAAAGTGATTTCGGCGACCGGCGGCCGCGTCGGGGGCGACCAGTGGATGGAGTTCATCCAACGCGGCGGCGTTGCCGCCAAGTCGCTGTCGAAGGACGCATTCTTCTATCAGATGGAGCCGATCGTTCAGGAGATGCAGGGCGGCACAGCAGGTAACGCGCTGATGTCGGGCTATCAGAATTTGATCGAAGGGCGAACGACGGTACGCGCCACGCGCAAGTTGATGAAGCTCGGCCTGCTGGATGCGAAGAAAGTCGAATACGACAAGAACGGCCACGTGAAGGCGTTCGCGGATGGCGCGCTGCTCAATGCAGAGCAGTACAAATCGTCTCCTTACGAATGGTTGCAGAAGACGCTGCTGCCGGCGCTGGAAAAGAAGGGCATCAAGGGAGACAAGGCAATTCTCAGCGCAATCGGCTCGATCTTCACAAACCGGTCCGCATCGAACCTGTTCGCGACGATGTACTTGCAGCGCGGCCAGATCGCGAAGAACGAGCGTCTGAACAAGGGTGCCGCGGGTATTACCGAACTGGACGCCATTGCGAAACAGCAAACCTCCGGAAAGGAAATCGCCGCGCTCGCGAAGGTAAAAGACCTGAAAGAAGAGATCGGCGAGCGCGTCACGCCGATCTACAACGCCGCGCTCGACAAAACCCGCGAACTGGCCGACAGACTGTTGAAGGCGATTAAGGCGCATCCCGAAGCGACCAAGGCGATTGTTGTTGTCGCTGCCGCGCTCGGCGGGCTACTCGCCGTAATGGGAACCTTCACGATCGTTCTCGCCGGCGTGCTCGGCCCGCTCGCCGTCGTGCGTTTCAGCATGGCGACGCTCGGCATCCAGGGCGGCATCCTGTCGCGCGCGCTCGGCATCGGCGCGGCCGCATGGCGGATGTTCGGCACGGCCGCGATGGGTGCCGGCCGCCTGTTGCTCACGACGCCGATTGGCCTATACGCCGCGGCGTTCGCCGCCGCCGCGCTGCTGATCTACCGCTATTGGGGGCCGATCAAGGCGTTCGTCGGGGGCGCGCTCACGGCGATCGGCGATGCACTGGCGCCGATCGGCGTCGCGCTTCGGGGCGCATTGCAGCCGGTCGGTCGCGCGCTCGCGGCAGCAAAACCGCTGTGGAACGGGCTGGGCGGTGCGCTCTCGACGGTGGCCGGCTGGCTCGGCAAGCTGTTCGCGCCGGCGCGCGCGAGCGCCGATGGCCTATCCGCAGCGGCGGCGGCCGGCCGCGGATTCGGTGCGGTGCTCGGCACGGTGTTGCGCGTCGCGCTCGTGCCGCTCACCTGGCTCGGCCGCGCGCTCGGCGGGCTCGCCGGCCTGTTCGTGGAAGCGATGGGCGACGCGCGCGCGGCATTGAACGGCGGGCTCGCCGCGCTCGGCACGCTGATTCTGAACTGGTCGCCGCTCGGCATGTTCTACCGGGCGCTCGCGGGCGTGCTGTCGCTGTTCGGCGTCGAGCTGCCCGCGAAGTTCTCCGAGTTCGGCGGACACCTTATCGACGGGCTCGTCGGCGGCATCAGCAGCGGACTGGGCAAGGTGAAAGACGCGATTTCGAATATGGCGAACAGCACGGTGGGCTGGTTCAAAGAGAAGCTCGGCATTCATAGCCCGAGCCGCGTATTCGCGCAGCTCGGCGGCTTCGTCGGTGAAGGCGCCGCGCTCGGCATGCAGGGTGAGCAGCAGCGCGTCGCGAAAGCGGCGCTCGGCCTTGCAACCGTAGCCGTCGCGTCATTCGGCACACCGGCGCTCGCGAAGCCGATGCCGCCGCTCGTGCAGGCGACCGTGCCGATCGATCGCCGCGCGCCGCTCGCCGCGCCATCCGCGGCTTCATCGCCGGCCGCGCCGGCGTCGCCGATCGTCATCAACATCTACCCGCAGGCCGGGCAGGACCCGCACGCGATCGCACGCGCCGTCGAAGCCGCGCTCGGTCGCCGCGAGCGCGCGAAGCAGTCGCGTATTGGCTCGCGCCTGTCGGACTGACGCAACCGGAGTCACGCATGCTCATGTCCCTCGACCAATTCGTTTTCAGCCTGACGAGCGCACCGTTCCGCGAATTGCAGCGGCGGCGCACGTGGAAGCATCCGACGAGCTCGCGCGTCGGCGCGCGCGACGGTCGCCAGTTCGCCGGCGTCGGCGATGACACGATCACGCTGAACGGCCTCGTCGCGCCCGAGACGTTCGGCTCGATCGCGTCGATTCGCGAGCTCGCCGCGATGGCGGACACCGGCGAAGCGTACGTGCTCGTCGACGGCGCCGGCAACGTCTACGGCGCGTACGTAATCGCCGAGCTGAACGAGACGCAGAGCTACCACACGGCGGACGGCACGCCGCGGCGCATCGAGTTCCAGCTCACGATCGAGCGCGTCGACGACGACGTGCTGCGCACGCCGCGCGAGAAGAACACGCGCAAGGACAAGCGCTGATGACCACGTCTTCGAACGAACGCACCACGAGGGCGGAATTGCAGGACGCGACGCGCGTCGCGCGCCTGCATCCGCAGCCGGACTACCGCATTTCAGTCGGCGGCCGCGATCTGTCGCGCCTGTTCGCGCCGCGGCTCGTGTCGCTGTCGATTTCGGAATCGCGCTCCGACGAGGCGGACACCATCGATATCGTGCTCGACGACTCGAAAAACGATCTGGACATTCCGAAGCGCGGCGCGACGATCAAGGCGTCGATCGGATGGGCCGGCGAGCCGCTCGTCGACAAGGGCAGTTTCGTTGTGAACGAAGTCGAGCACAGCGGCGCGCCGGACATCGTCACCATCCGCGCACGCTCGGCCGCGATGACGAGCGGCATGCAGGAGCGCCGCGAGAAGAGCTGGCATCGACAGACGATCGGCTCGATCGTCCACGCGATCGCCGGGCGCTACTCGCTGGCGCCGATCGTCGGCGACGCGCTCGCGAAGATCCTGATCGCGCACATCGACCAGACGCACGAATCGGACATGTCGTTTCTGACGCGCCTGGCGAAGCGTTATGACGCCGTCATGAACGTGAAGGATCTACGCTTGCTGTTCATGCCGATCGGCACCGGCCAGACGGCGAGCGGAAAGCAGCTCGACGTGCTCGAACTGACGCGCGCGAGCGGCGACAGTCATCGTTACCACGTGTCCGAACGCGAGAACTACGCGGCCGTGCGCGCGCACTACCATTCGACCGGCCGCGCGAAGCGGAAGTCGGTCATCGTCGGCGGCGAGAACAACAAGAACGTGAAGGTGCTGCCGGAAGACTACGCAACGGAGGCGGAAGCGCGCGCTGCCGCGCAAGCGGAGTTCAAGCGGATGCAGCGCAGCCAGGCGACGATGAGCTACACGCTCGCGCGCGGCCGCGCCGAACTGTTCCCGGAAATGCCCGTGACCGTGTCAGGCTTCAAACCGGAAATCGACGAGACGCCGTGGCTCGTGAAGAAGACAACGCACACGATCGGCGACGTTGGATTCACGACCGCGCTCGAGCTCGAAATGCGGGATGACCCCACGACGGACCGGCACCGGTCGCACTTCAGGAAGGTAGGGAAGTAATCTGTTGCGCGGTGGATGGCGCATGAAAAACCCCGCATGAGGCGGGGCTTCCGGGGCAGTCTCGGGGGCTGCGTCAATGAATCAATTTGGCGGCTGCGAATGCGAGACCGGCAAGGGCAATAGCTGTGCCGATGAACCACTTGAGCAGCGTTCCTTCCATCGACATAACGTCAGTCTTTACCGACATGACGTCGGCCTTTGTGGCGACGTGTGCAAGCCCAGACTCCATGCGTGCGAGACGCTCACGGATGTCTGCGGTGGCCTTTTCAAGTTCTTGGATGCGCGTTTCCATGCCGCCATCATCGCCGCCCGAGCCTGATGAGTCAACAGGTCTGCCGGGCTTGCTGTTGGGAAACGGGCGAACGTTGGTGCTCATTTCGTTTGATCCTGCTCGTCATTGACGTGCAGCCGCTTGTGCTCAGCAATCGCGACGCGTTCCATGAACCGCTCGCGGTTGAACATCAATAAGTAACCGCATGTCGTGCATTCCAGCACGAGAACCTCCATCCCGTTCATCTTTAGTGCTCCGTTCTGTGCTCGAGCCAAGGCGAAAGATTCATCTCCCGTTTCGTGGAAGAGATACCCGGGGGTCTTCGTTTGGCACGCGGGGCAGTGATCCAGGCCGACGCCGATTGCGTCCGCGCCGTCCGTGAAGATGGTGGTATCAATGATGGGCGTTCGGTATTCATCCATGTGCAATGCTCTCCTGTCCCCAGTAGGTTGCTATCGGGGTCGTATCATTAGCAGGCGGAGGATTCTAGCGTATTTGGCGGATTCGCCTGCCGGGCGTCGCCTTCGAGCTCGAAATGCGCGAGGCGATCCGACGACGGAGCGGCACCGGTCGCATTTTCGGCGTTCCGGTAGTAGCGTAGGGCGATCAGGACGAGTTACTGCGCCAGCGGTAGGCCGGCGGATCGGTGTCCGCGAAAACGCCACCCGATCGCCATGACTTCCACGAGCGCGGCAGATCGACGACGAGCACGCGCCATTTCGCCAGCACGGCGGCGAACGTGCCTTTCGCTTTTGAGTTTCGGATCTTGTCTACAACGTTCCAACCACGAACGTACTGGCGAAAGCTTCTCTGGCTGGACAGGTAGTGTGGAGCGTGAACGCCGACCCACGCGAGAATTTCGGTGGGCGTCACGTCGGGAGTAGATACGTCCGGCTCGATCGTCGATTCAACCGGAATCTCGCGGGTAAGCTGTTGTGCGGCCGCTTGGGCTGCGTCTATCTCGACTTGGCGCAGGCGTAGTATTTCGACGCGATGCCACGGGATCGGCGAGCGGCCGGCCAAGTAGTTGCGGACGCTACGCGTACAGCAACGAAGCGCTTCGGCAATTTGGCGGATGGAGAGGCCGTCAGTGAGCGCGATAAAATCGGACAGCTCGCCATGACGGGGCGCGGCGGGGTTCATTGTGTGGACTGCGTGGGATTCTGTAACGATTTGTAAATATGTTTACAAATTCGTGAATCAACCTGACAGGTCCGACAGGTTCAGCTAGCGATCCAATTTGACATAATATAAATTATCGACATTTTGGGTGCGACAGCTAAGCGGTAAGGCTCGCTTCTAGCCAAGTTCAAATGCCGGTTTCTCGATCCATCGTCAGTTGGCCGGCTCCCCGTCAGACCATGTCGCCGGCGATGCACCGAATAGCTCCGGCGACAATGAACATGCGAGAACCCTACCGTCTGAACGATTCAATCGAGCATCTCGTCCGCATGCACGTAAGCGAGGCCGAGCGCGCGCGCGACCGCTTCGTGCGTGACGTGGCCGTCGCACACATTCAGCCCCGCGCGCAGGTACGGGTCATCGGCGAGCGCGCGCTTCCAGCCTTTGTTCGCGAGCGCGATCGCATGGCGAAGCGTCGCGTTGCCGAGCGCGAACGTCGACGTGCGCGCGACCGCGCCGGGCATGTTGGCCACGCAGTAGTGCACGACGCCGTCGACGACGTAGGTCGGCTGCGCGTGCGTCGTCGGGTGGGATGTCTCGATGCAGCCGCCCTGGTCGATCGCGACATCGACGACGACCGCGCCGGCGCGCATCTTCGAGATCATCTCGCGCGTGACGAGCCGCGGCGCGGACGCGCCGGGCACCAGCACCGCGCCGATCACGACGTCCGCGCCGCGCACCGCACCGTCGATCGCATGCGTGTTCGAGTAGAGGGTCGCGATTCGGTTGCCGAAGACGAGGTCGAGCTCGCGCAGCCGATCGACGTTGGTGTCGAGCACGGTCACGCGCGCGCCGAGGCCCGCCGCCATTTGCAGCGCGCAGGTGCCGACGACGCCCGCGCCGATCACGACGACGTGCGCGGCCGGCACGCCGGGCACGCCCGCCATCAGCAGGCCCATCCCGCCGCCGGGGCTTTCGAGATGCGCCGCGGCAACCTGAATCGACATGCGGCCGGCCACTTCGCTCATCGGCGCGAGCAGCGGCAAGCCGCCTCCGGGCGCGCGCACGGTTTCGTACGCGATGCAGACCGCGCGCGACTTGACGAGCGCCGCGGCCTGATCGGGATCGGGCGCGAGATGCAGGTAGGCGAACAGGATCTGGCCGCGCCGCAGCATCGCACATTCGGCCGGCTGCGGCTCCTTGACCTTGACGATCATGTCGGCGCGCGCGTACACGTCGGCCGCGTCGTCGGCCAGCATCGCGCCGGCCGCCGCGTAATCGTCGTCCTGCAAGCCGATCGCCGCGCCCGCACCGCGCTGCACCAGCACCTGATGGCCGTGCAGCGCGAGCTCGCGCGCGCCCGCCGGCGTCAGGCCGACGCGATATTCGTAGACCTTGATCTCCTTTGGCACACCGATCAGCATGATCTGTCTCCTCCGGTTCGAGTCCGGTGCCGAGTCGACCGCGCGCGGTAACCCGCGGCAACCGTCACGCGCCGGCCGCCGGCGAGCGTATTTCCGGCTCGCGGCGTGCGCGCGGCTTCGGCCGACCAAGCGGCAGCCGAGCGCAGGCGGAAACCGGGCCGTTTGCCGAACGGCGAATGATGTTTTTCCGAACGCGGGTCAGCCTTCCCGTCGTGCCCCCGCCCTCACCTGGGGCTGCGGTGACGGCAAGCTTCGCCTTCCGGTACGGATCGTACGACTTATCGTGCGCTCGGCGCAATTCGCTCGCGCGTGTCGCGATATTCGATCATGACGATATCGCCGCATGCGCTCGGCCCATTCGGGCGCGTTGCAATCGGCCGTGCGGCATTCGGCGGGCTGAGCGCCGCTTTTTCCGACGTCCATATTCGCCTCCCGTGCCGACGACCGCGAACGGCGAAGCGAGACGCATCGTGCGCTCAGGTCGGCAGGGAGGGCGGAGAGGCGATTGACGCACGTCAACGCGCAGCGCTTGAGGGGGGCGGCGCGGGGCTTCGGGTCTTGTCTTCGCGCGTCCGCCGGTCGCGACGGCAGTGCCGCGTACGCAGGCGCGCCTGACACGGCGTGACGCGACGCGCGGCACGCCGGCTGCCGTCGTCTCCGCGCGGGCCGCGGCGTCGGGCCGATGTCTCGCCGCCCGCCGCGGGCGCGCGCTACGCGCTCTCCCCCGGCCACCAGGGCTCGGGCGCCGGCCGGATCAGGTAGTCGTCGAGATTCTTGCCGATCAGCCATTTCGGGCACGCGCCGCGGCCCGTCCACGATTTACCCGTCGACGGATCGTAGTATTTCGCCGGCAGCTTCTTCGGCTTGTCCTTCACGAACCCCGCCGCCCTCAGCAGTTCGACTTCCGTGATGTCGAACTGCTTCACCTGTTCGCGAATGGCGGCCAGCGCCTCGGCCTTTTCCTTTTTTTTCGCTTCTTCGAGGAGCAGGTTGAGATGACCGAGCTCCTTCTGCAGCGTCTGAATTTTGCTGGATGTCAC